GATAATTACTATGAAGAGTTAAAAGAGACTGATGTCTTAAATTCAAGACTTCAAGTTGCTTCGCAGATAACTCCATATGTTGGTAAATATTATTCTCAAACGTGGGTTCGTAAAAACATCCTTCGTTTAGATGAAGATGAAATAGAACAGATTGACAAAGAACTTGCGTCTGAACAAGAACTACAAGTCGGTCAGGCAGAAAAAGCAGGGATGTTAGATGGTGCGCAACAAGCTGCGACACAAAATTACATGATGCAAAATACTGAGCAACCTGAAGAGCAAGAACAACAGCCACAGGAAGATCAGCAAGCATCAGAAGAAGTCCAACCAGCTGCTAAAGTTAAACAGTTGAAAACTGGCACTTGGCCAAATTAATAGGAGAATATTATGAGTGAAACGACACAAAATTTAGTTCATGCAATTGCTTCTGGCGATGCGCTAGAAACCCAAAATACATTTGCTGCAGCGATGGCAGAAAAGTTATCTACTAGATTAGATACTATGCGTCAGTCAGTTGCACAGAATATGTTTTCAACACAAACAGATGATGAACCTACAGAAGAGTAATGCATTACTCCGAATTTACAAAATCTCTAAAACGATCTAATGTTGTTGAAAGCACTAGATCGTATCTTCAGTTAATCGAAAGAACTGAAGAAGGTAAGATTTTGATAAATGGTATTGAAACAGAATTTACAAGTTTAGAAGAAGCAAGACAATACATTAAACAAGATCATATTTCTCGCAAATTAGAAGAACAAGTATCAAAAGAACTATACGAAGAACTATCAGAGCATACGATCGCTAATATTATTAAAGAATATCACGATATTAAAGTTACCGATACACTAATAGAAAATTATATACAACTTGCTTCTTCTCATATGTTTAGTACAGATCCAGTTGTTCATGCCATCAGACAATTAAATAAACTTGATCGATTAGTTGAAGGTAAATTGCATTACGTTCTTAGTGATGAATCAATTGTAGCAATTGATGAGCGTACTCAATTACGCCTAAATAACTTATTACAGAATCAAACAGAAATTATAGGGTATATGAGAGAGTCAAAAGAAAACTTCTTTCACGTTCTTGAACAAATAGAGGAATAAAAATGGCAGTAGCTAAAACCATACTTAAAAATACAAACCTAGAAACAGTGGTTAAAGTTGCTGGTACTGCAGCTGCAACAACTATTTCTTTAGCAACAGATTGTTTAGCAACTACTCAAGCACTTGATGGTGCAACACAAACTGCTAACATTTTTGGTGTAACATGGACAGGTGCTATTGGTGGTATTATTAGTATCACTCGTAACTCAGTTGTTGTTATGACACTACAAGCTGATGCTGCTGGTACTTTAGAATTTGGTGGCCAAGCAATGATCCCAGAAACAGTCAACAATACATCTGATATCGTTGTTACTATTTCTGGAGCTCAAGCAGAGTGCTGGTTAAAAATTCGCAAAATTGGTGGATATGCAACTAAGGTTGAGACTGCCGTATTTGGTGCTTATGATAATCAATCAGTAGTTGGGAGCTAATCATGAGACTAATTAGAGAAGTTACCGAAAAAGTTAATCTAGTTACCGAAATTACTGAAGGTAAGGGTAAGGAATATTTTATTGAAGGTATCTTTCTTCAATCAGAAATTGTAAACCGCAACAATCGTATGTACCAAGAGAGTACAATGGATCGTGAAGTCGGTCGTTACATCAAAGAACAAGTTCAAAATAATCGTGCTTATGGTGAGTTAGGTCATCCAGATACACCATCTATTAATTTAGATCGTGTGTCACATTTAATTGTTTCTTTACATAAAGAAGGTACTAACTATATCGGCAAGGCAAAAATTCTTGAAACTCCAATGGGACAGATTGCTCGTGGTTTACTCGAGGGTGGTGCAAATCTTGGTGTTTCTAGTCGTGCTCTTGGATCTCTTAAGTCTAACGATAAAGGTATCCAAATTGTGCAAGACGATTTTATGCTGTCAACGGCAGCTGATATCGTAGCAGACCCTTCTGCTCCCGATGCTTATGTCAGAGGTATTATGGAGAGTAAAGAGTGGGTTTTTGTTGATGGAAAGTTTGTGGAACACCAAATTGAAGAGGTTAAATCTTTTATTAAGAAAACTTCTTCTAAGAATTTAGAGGAAGCTAAAATAATTGCTTTCCAACAGTTTTTGATGAAAATCAAATAATTATAAATAAACAATAGAACTATCCAGTTACAGGAGAAAACGATGTCAATTGAACAAAAAATCGCTGAAATCTTAGCAGAATCAAAAAAAGCACAACTCACCGAGCAGGTTGCTGATGAGAACGTGGAAGAAATTACCGAAGCTGAAGTAAATCCAGATAATGCACGTAACAACGTGGATAATGAAAAAGCAGCTGAAGGTGGTACTAGCAAGAAGCCAAACAAAGCTACTCAAAGTGCATCCGCACCAGAAGCAATGGCAGCTGGTATTAAAGAAGATATTGATGCGCTTATGAATGGTGAAGAACTTTCTGAAGAATTCAAACAGAAAGCAACTACTATTTACGAAGCTGCAGTTATGAATCGTGTTAAGCTAGAAGTAGCACGATTACAAGAAGAATTCAACAGCAAACTTGAAGAAGAAGTTGCTAAGAATGTAGAGGGTCTTGTTGAACAAGTTGATGGATACCTTGGCTACGTTGCCGAGCAGTGGATGAAAGATAATGAAATTGCCCTAGATCGTGGAATGAAGTCAGAAATTCTTGAGAGTTTCGTGTCTGGTATGAAAAATCTATTTGAAGAGCACTACATCGATGTTCCTGAAGAGCGTTTCGATGTGCTTGGCGAAATGGAAAATAAGATTGAAGAACTTGAAGCAAAACTTAATGAACAAGTTGCGACAAACATCGAGATGTCTAAAACTATCTCTGAACAAAGTCGTGCTGAAATCGTTAAAAATATCAGTGAAGGTTTAACCAGCACTGAAGTAGAAAAGTTTAACAGTCTTGTTGAAGAACTTTCATATGATGGCGCAGAATCTTTTGAAACTAAAGTAAAGACTATCCGTGAAAGCTATTTCACAACAAAAACAACTACTGTTAAATCAGTTGTTACAGATGCTCCAGTAGAGAATTTGACAGAAGAAAACAAGCCAAAACTTGATTCAACTATGTCAGCTTATCTAACAGCACTCAACAAAAACAAATAAGGAAAATAAAATGACTACTCGTCAAGATTTAGTAAAAAAATGGGCACCGATTCTTGAGTCGGACGCTGCATCCCCAATTAAAAATAATTACATCAAAGAAGTAACTGCGGTTCTTCTAGAAAACCAAGAAATCGAAATGCGTCGTGGTCGTGAAGCCATGGGCGAATTGAACGAAGCTGCTCCAGCTAACGCTGTTGGTTCTTATGGTGACGCTGGCGGTTTCGCTAAGTTTGATCCAGTCTTGATCAGCTTGGTTCGTCGTTCAATGCCACAGTTGATTGCATATGATGTTGCTGGTGTTCAACCAATGACTCAGCCAACTGGTCTAATCTTCGCAATGAAGTCACGTTACTCTACTCAAGGTGGTACTGAAGCGTTGTTCAACGAAGCAGATACTGACTTTACTGGTACTGGTACTCACTCTGGTGTTTATGACTTTGCTGGTTCTGAAACTACTGGTTCTGGTCTAGCAACTGCTGACGCTGAGCGTCTAGGTCAAGGCGGTCAAGGTGATGGTTCTTTCGGTGCTATGGCTTTCTCTATCGAAAAGACTTCTGTAACTGCAAAGACTCGTGCTTTGAAGGCAGAATACTCTATCGAATTAGCACAAGACATGAAGTCTGTTCATGG